TCAGAACCATTAATAGTATAAGTACTTCTAATGATTATTGGAGAGTTTGAAAATTGAGTAAAGCTAGGATCTACAGTAACCATAGGGTTAGCGTTAGCAGCGTAAGTATTTGCTCCTACAGCTGCGTTTGCAGTTGAAGTTCCTTTCTGAAAATCAGAACCGTAAACAAATATCTTTTTTCCAGCACCGTCAGCGATACCAGCAGCAGCTAAATTAGCGAAACCATAAGGCTCTACAACTAACTGTCCTGGATTACCTCCTCCACCTGCTAAGCGAGTGTCAGAAGTTCTAACGAAACATTTTGCTTCACCACCGAATTGATCCATTACAACTATTGTTGCACCTGGAGAAATTACGTTTACAATTGGCACAGCAGCACCCGCAGCTGTAACAGGAATTGTAATTGTTCCCGCTCCAGAAGCTGAAGTACAGTCGTTGTAAGCAATGTGTAATCTATTTTGTTCAGACCAAATTACTTGATCAGATGTCATTGGCATTTCAGCGCCAACCATTCTTAAAAATCCTGATAACGTTCTGTTACCATATCTTTCTACCTCTGCTTCGTAAAGCTCTGGTAGGTATTGTTGTGAGAAATCGTTTTGTCCACCTGTAAAATTTAGGTAGTTGTTTGCCAACGTTTGTTGTTGTTGACTTGGTACGATTGAACCAAATTGCGGAGCAATTGCCATAATTTTAATTTTTAATTAGTTAAACTTTTTAGTTTTAATTTTTAGTTTTGACGAGTCTAACCCACTAATTGCTTTAACTTTTAATCCATTTATAAATACATTTCCGTCGGCAACTCGCCTAGGTTCGTCTTTAGATGGATTTTTAGATCCACTGATTATGCTTTTTACACCATCAGCTTTTCCTTGTTCGTAAAAATGATTAGCAAGTTTATCTGCGTTCATAGCAGCATACATCGCTTTATGGTAACCTGCAGCATCTGTCATTAATCCTTCTTCGTTTGTATATTTACCCACGAAATTTTGTACGTCAGCTTGTAGTTCACCTACTTTAACCGGATCTTTAATTCCATATCTAAATCTTTTTTCCCCAAGATTAAATTCAAAACCTTTGAATTCATTGTTGAATAGTTTTTTAGTTCTGTCTCTAAAATCACCGTGCATTTGTGTAGCAACTTCTTGTTGCTGCTTATATTGGTCGTAAAAGCTAATAGCTTCTTGTTGCTCTTGAGTAACGCCCGGTCTCAACTTGATCTCGTCGTAATATTTGCTCTTAGAACTTTCAAGAAATTGTTTTGCATTTGCAACCTCTTCCTTAAACGCAAGTTTTTTCTTACGTATTTCTCTTGGCTCATCTACATCTTCATCAAAATCAAAATTATCTTCCATTAAAAAGCTAATTTCTTCTTGATCTAAATGTGGTTTTGCCTTTGTATAATATTCTCTTAAAACATCTTTAGAACTGTAAGAGTTGTAGTCTTTATTTAAAGCTACATAATCTTGTACAGTTCCGCCGGTTTCTTCCATAAAAGATACTAGCTTTTCGATATTTTCTGGTAAAGGTTTACCTAAGATTTTTTCATCTCTTTGTGCTTCTTTAACTTCTTGAGCTATTTCCTTTACCTCTTCTTTTGTTATTTCTTGGATGGGGGTAATTTCTTCAACAACCTTTTCGGGCTTTGATACTTGTTCGTCCATTCCAGAGCTATCTCCGGTTTGTTCGCCCACATCCATCTTCTTTGTTTCTCCGATTTGAATGGCATCTTCTTCTTTGTTTAGAGCCTCAGTAGGTACTTCTATTTTTATAACCTCTGGAGCTATCTCACCTGTTGCTTCTGGTTTTGTTAAATCAACCTTAGTTATTTCTTCCTTAGATTGTAAACTTAGATTTTTAGGTTTTCTTTTTTTAACTTTGAACTCGCCTTCTTGTTTAACGGGTTCTTGTGGTTTTGTTTCTTCTGACATGATAAAATATTATATAATTATTAAATAGTTAACTAGGCGGCATTATATTTTGTAAACCAAACGTGCCTAGTTGTGATGAATCTCCACTTTCAAAATCTACTGGAGCTGAATCATTTTGTCGTTGATTTATTAATTGACTTTGTTGAGTTCCTTGTAATTTAACTCTTTTATCTTTTCTATCCTCTATTTTGTTTTCTTTTTCAGACTCTACGCCCATTTTTATTTGAGCTAACTGTTTTTGATATTCAAACTCTTGAGCCATTAGCTGTTGCTTAACCGTCATCTCTGTTTGCATCCTTTGAATCTCAAACTGTGATTTAGCTTGCTCTACTTGCACCTTTGATTCTGTCATAGCTTGGTTTTTTTGAACCTCAGCCATAGCGGCAGCCTCTGTAGTTTTAGCATTTGCCTGTGCTTGCGCTTGAATCATTTGTTGTTGTTGTGCCTGTTCTCTTGCTAGTTTCTTTTTTCTTTTCTGCTTCAACAGCTGATTAGCTAATTTAAGGTTTTTTATTTGCCTTATATCTATAGCGTCTTCTAAATCAATACCTCCACTTTGTAAAGCTATTTGTATGTTTTGCTCTAACTGAGCTTGAGCTTCGTCGTCAGGTTCTAGTTCTAAGAATATACCAAAATCATGTAGATTAAGTGTGGCTATTTCAGCTAACGTACTAGCATTAAATAGTGATATACTCTCTATTAAAGCATTTTTAGTTAAAGGAAAAGAAAGTACATCAACCATTTTTAAAGATATGTTTTCACATATTCTAAGAGCAAGAAACAAGCTAGCTTGATTAACGTGCTTAGTTGCTATATTAGATTGATTAGCAGCCATCTTTGCTATACCTACTAAAGCGTCTTTATCTTGCATGCTACCATCTCTAGCTTCGTTAAGACCTGTTACATCTCTTATCATTTGTAGATAATAATTGTAAGTCATTATTAAGCTTTGTAGCTTAGCACTTCCAGCTGATGACTGTAGTTCTTGAATAGGTACTTTACCTCTATTAAGCTCTCCATCTTGAGTTAAGGATCTACCAACAATGGAACCAGTTTGAAAATACATATTTAATGCTTCAGCTGGGTTGTAATTTGTACCATTACCTAGGTCAACTTCAGCAAGCCCATCCATATCTAAGAATACACCATCTGGTACCATTCTAGATAAAACTTGCTGCATTTTCAAATGTGTTATTTGAATCATGTCAGCAAAACCTGTTATCTTACTTACTATAGACTCTATTCTACCCTTGTACATTCTAGGAGCACATATAGCATAGTTCATTTCAACTTTAGTGCTATCAGAATTAGGTCTAGTCATGTTTTCAGCAAGTTCCCATTTTAGCATTATATCTGTACCAAGAACTTTTACGCCTGAATATAAAACCTCTATAGTTCTAGAAACTCTATTATATGTATCAGCAGGAGGTGGGTTAAATTCGTCTGTTTTTTGAATAACTTTTTCTAAACCATTTTCAGTGTTTTTTAACTTAAACACTTGGTTCATGTATGTTTTATATTCAAAATACATAACTTGAACAGTGTTACTATCGTAATTACCCCACCCTGTTATATACTGCCTATTACCTGGCATTTCCTGTATTCTTTGAAGTTCTCTTTCTGGTATATTAGGAAATTGTTTTTTTAGTTCAGGTATTGTAATAGATTTAACTTCACCGACATAGTAAACATCTTCAAAGTTAGGGTCTTCTGTATATGAATATATTAAGTTAGCTGGATCAACGTAGTCAACAACTATACCATTTGTTTTGTTGAAACTTGTCTTAGCACAAGCAATACCACAGACAACTAAATCTTCGTTTATTCTTCTTTTTATCAAAGGCCACCTATTGCTAGCCAATGTAGTTGTTATAGCTTCTTCTTCTGCTATTTCTACTGATTGCTTGTAGGAAAGCTGCATGTGAAGTTCTAATTCCTCATTACTTTGAGGTAGTTGTTCGTCTGGTATTTTTGACTGCTTAGCGTCAATACCTAAAGCTTGTTTTGCTTGCTGCATTAGCTCTTTAGCGTACATATCTTCCGCTATAGCTTGTGCATACTTTGTTCGTTTTTTTACAGACTCTGGATCTTGGGAAAAAGCTTTAATTTCAAACTCCTTATTTGATATACCATTTACTACTATATTTACAAATTTTGATATAACAGGAACTGGCTTCCAGTCTAAATTTAAATAAGACAAATCACCATTTATAGATAATTCGTCTTTGTATTTTTGAACAGATTGTTCTCCTCTAGCGTACAGTCTTAGATTATGAAAATTATTCCAACTCGTAAGGTATCTGTTACCGTTTGTTCTACCTTGATTAAACCACTCAGTTTCAATAGCAGAAGCTACTTGAGAGCCGTACTCTCTTGAAGCTTTTTCAGCGTCTGGTACTACCTGACTAGGAAAAGCGCTATTTGAATTAGTATATATTTTCATTTATTCAATTATTTTTGACAATGTACCTTTATTATTATATCTTTTAAAACCTAAATTGTAAGAAGGTCTTTTGAATGTTGGGTTTGGTTTATACTTATTTTTATTACAGGCCATAATAGCTAAGCCTGAACTTATAGATGCATCATGTGATGTTCTATTGTTTATATTAAATTTAGCCCAATCCTCAAGAGTTCTTTGAAAATAAACATCGCCATAGTTACCATCATCTTTTAAACCAACATGATGTTCTATGTAAGACTCTATAGCTGCAGCATGAGCTTGCTTTATGTCTTCACTAGAGTTTGGTATTCCACCTATCTCTCTTTCTGTAGTTGATAGTTTACTGTATTTTTTATCTGGTCTGTTTATAGAATAACCTCTATAGCCTCTACGTTTAAAATAGTACAATAGTCTAGGTTTATTGTTTTCAGCAAGTATTGGCATACCGTAAAAAACACAAGCCATTAATACATCTTCAAAAAATATTTCAGCTGTTTGAGGTCTAGATATATATTCTAGGAAAAAATGATTTGATGGAACGTTATCCATGTTAAACTTAGTTAAACCATGTAAAGCCCCATTAGATCCTCTTCTATCTACAGTTCCAGATATATCGTAACTATCACAGCCAAAAGCCCCCATGTAATCATTACCAGGCCATTTAAGTCCATTTTTCTTTATAACACTATTTTGCATTTCAACAGATGGTATCCAGGATACAAAAAATCTACCCTGCTTGCTAGGCATAAAGACAACTTTAGTATCTTTAACACCATTAACCCATTGGAAATTGCCTTGTGTTATTATTCCGCTGTTTTTTAAATCAGCATTCCAATCTACTTGTTGGTATATTTTAGTAAGATTAAATAAAGATGATTTAGCCTCATCTCTAAATGCGTGTTCTTCTGTTCTTGGAAACTGACGGTAAAATTCGTTTAAACCATCTTGATCTTCTTTTAAACCATTTACTTCATTTTGCCAGTATTCAATTACACCTATTTTTATATCAGATCCATGCGGATCTTTTACAGCTTTTTTAGGCGTGTCGAAGACAGGTATGCCATAAGAATCAATGTATCCTTCGTAATTCCATTCCATAGGTATGAACAAAGAATATAGTCCCGAGCTAGTTTGCCCATTGGCGTTTCTTTTTGTAACATCTGAAGCGTTATATAGGTTTTTAAAATTATCTCCTCCTTTATCTAAAGCGTTTGATGTACTTCCCATCATGCACTTACCTATGACCTTACTACCTAATCTTAATGTTGTTTTCGTAACCCTCCAGTTATTGAGGATGTTGTTTGGTCTTTCCCATTTACCTGATTCATCATGAACGAGGAGCTTGAGTTTCTCTCCATCATAGGAGTTATCCCCTGTGTTCTTCCAGTCGATAGTGGTGTCAAGACCGGTAATTTCTTGTACTTTTGTATTGGCGTCAAGCTTTCTACGGGTGAATTTAGAAGCGGGAACTCTGTAAGCAAGCTCGGTTTTTGGCCTGTCCATACCATCTTGGATCGGTTTAAAAAAGAAAGGGTAGTTAACGGAAATTGGTACAACTTTATCTGTGAACATCTTTTTAGCATCGGGACCAGATTTGGACAATATGCCGAACCGTGAATCCGTGGATATTGTAGCAAGGTTGACCGATTCAGCTGAGGACATAAATGAGAATCCTGATCTACGGTTTTTAAGATAGCACATTCCATATGATCTTGGGTCTGCTTTGCAAGCCTCCCAAAAGATGTAGAATAATCTATTTGATTCCCTAAAGTCTGGTTTCCCAACATCAATCTTGGACCACTGCAAGTACATGTAATGAGTACCAGTGATATAAGTAGGAATGTCTTTGTTAACAAACCAAAAACCTTCTTCACGTCTAGTAAATTCTTTGTCAATATAGTCATACCATTTTTCTTTAAAATCTAATGGATATTCTTCCCAGTCGAATACAGATTTAATTTTTTTTAATTGCTTAGGGTATTCAGAATAATTCCACTTATTGTTTTCAAACTTTACGACTTCATTTTCTTTTGGCAGAGCTATTTTAAGATTCTGTATTTCATACACCTCTCCTATTTGACCTGTCTTACTTATTACTACTATGTCATATTCCTCATTGTAGCCATATTCCCATTTCTTATGTTTGTTCTTGTGATTTAAAGTTTTAGAATCAACATAGTTTTTTAATACTTTATATAGAGTTTGCTCGTACATTATCTAGATCTACCTTCAGCAAAACCTTTAAAAGCTGTTTCTTCTTTAACTTTTTTAGGTTTTTCATTTAACAAGTCCTCTTCTTCCTGTATTCTATTTAATATTTCAAAGGCATCAAATATAGCTAACTTTTTTGTAGCCGCTGCGTTTTTTAGTCTATCTGCTGATATGTCATCATCAGAATCAACAATAGCCTCTTTAGCTACTTTTATTAACTCCTCAACTGCTACTTGCCCAGCTTGGATTATATTCCTTTTGGTTTTGTTGATCTCCATACTTAATTACAATATCATTTGATTTCATACAATACAACCGCTCTTTATCTACAATGAAGTCATATTCACCATAGGGCGTGTAGCCTACAGTGTCACCCTCGCTTATTCCTAGAGCTTCTAAGGAGCTATTACCTATTTTAAGTATACCAATAAGTTTTTGCTCTTTACTCACTTCTAAACCATCTTTATTAACTAGTGGTTTTATAAAACATCTATTGTTTATAGATTTCCATTTGTCTTTTTTCTTATAAAGATACACTTGATCTAGTGCACAAAAATATAAACCATCAACAAATGACGATCTACTTTTTTTCTTAACACCTTTCATGTCGTAGAACGTGCGAAAAACATTGTGATGTATAACTATGAAGTCACCTTTATTTATAGGTGTTTTAAATGCTTTAGGAATTTCTACAACCTCGGCTATGTTGTTAACGAATTTAAAACTTTCTATTTTAGTATTAAGTATTATTTTTTTATTACCTATTTCTATTTCGTTATCGTATTCGTTTCCAACCGGTCTAA